CGCCACGGAAAAGACATCTATCGAGAATCCTAAGTCATGTGACTATACCATATCATTTGATGTATTTATTAAGAGTGAATATAAGGCCATTACTGCACCACGTGTTCTGTTTTACAGATCCTCAGCTATAGTGGATATGAGTGCAACTGCAAAAACGACGGATCTAGGCTCCCTGTTCCCAACTACAAACATTCTAGCTTACATAGATCCTACGAAAAATGATCTGATTATATATGCTGTTACAAGCAAAAATAGTGGTGTTTATGTAAAAGAGGCTATACCACCTATATCAAATGTACCGGTAGGAAAGCCCTTTCGCCTCTCTATTGCTTTCATGCCAAACTTCGTAGAGGTCTATATAGACGGAAAGCTAAGTGCTACGAAACTTCTCTCTGGAACTCCTGTAACAACTGAGACGCAATTCTGGCCACCACCAACCTCAGTCGCAGATGCTGTGAGTATAGGTAAGTTCTATTATTGGCCGAGAGCCTTAATGGCATCTGAACTTCAATCACAGGTTTCCAGCTCGGCGGATTTTTTCAAGAAATGAGAAGCCACTTTAGATATGGACTGGTGGGTATATGTTTTAGGAATACTCATAGTTGCGATTCTTGCGGTCTTATATTTTGCACCCAGCGCCTTCTATCCTAAGATGGATGTGTCAAAACTTGGACCCTACGATCTCTCCAAGACTGAACAAGTGTTTGATGCGAATCAGGTGCGAAGTTTTGAACAAAAGGGTGCTGCTACGGTTCAAGGATTCTTCTATATTGTCCCTCTCAAGCGCACTCCTACGGCATTAACGTGTAATACACCTGGAAATCCATCATGTGAAGATGGGCGATTCCAGACATGTTATTGCGGACAAGGGGATAACTGTGATAAGTGTCAGCGAAACGGATATACGCCCATTATGAAGATTGGAGACACGTGTTATCTTGAGATTCTACCAGCCCCGGATGCTGGACGTCAAGGTAAGGCCATGACACAGCTTGCTGTGCGCACGAAAACAACAGTAGATGCGAGTGGAACACCCCTAACTATGAGAACAGACGCATCCGGTTCCGCTACAAACTTTGTATCAGTCTTTGAGTTTCTCCCTCTCCCACCTATCCCTACACAAAAATGGGTTATGGTAACAATCTCTCGTGAAGGCCGCAGATTTGATATTTATTATAATGACAAGCTTGTACTTTCTCAGAAGACCCTCTATATGATTGCTACTACAGCGCCTGTAGACGGTATTAAAGTAGGTAATCCGGCATTTAACGGATATGGCGCCGCATTTGATATGTCAGAGGCTGCAAGAAATGGAGTTGAAGTGGCTGCTAAATATTCACAAATGACTGATACGCGAGGGGCTCCTCTAGTGACTCTTCCTGAGGAACTTACATTAAAGGTGGCAACCTCATCTGCAAATGCAGCTCCTGGTTATTCAATAGGAAACATGAAACTCCCGTCTTTTTGTCCTACTGGAGGATGTTTTGGAGGTCCCACAGTAAGACCTGCACAACCATGGCTTCAATGGGAAACATCCTATGCATAATACTCATGTAAATTAACTAAATGACTAAAAATTAAGGAAGTTATAACCTTTTTAATTTTAAGTTCAAATCATAGAGAAGAGATGGAATCAGTAGCTAGTTCAGGAATTTTGTCTGGGTTTATAAACCTACTGATTGTTGTTGTTGCTCTTGTTATTCTTTACTATAGCTTCCGCTTTTTCTACGGCACAAACACATCCACAGGTGTAATGGTAGAGAGTGGAAAGATTGCAGCAAATCAAGGTATGAAACGATATACAAATCAATCCCAGATCTACGAGGGTGGAGAATATAGTGTAAACTTCTGGATGTATATTTCTGACTGGAACTACAAACAGGGAACACGCAAACATGTAATTGAACTTGGAGGAAATAACTTTGCAACACTTCTTGTTGCACTTGGCGCTTACAATAACTCATTATCTGTAAGGGTTGATACAAAAGATGCATCCGGTTCATCTGTTCCTGGCATTACTATTACAAATGCAGACAAGGAGGCCTTCTTCAAGCCACTCCAGTCTGATAATAGTTTGACGGTACAGCCTATGTGTGATATCGAGGAGATTGATCTCCAACGATGGGTCCAAGTGACAATCTGTATGAATGGACGCACATGCGATGTATATATTGATGGTAAACTGACCCGTTCATGTGTGCTTGATAGCTTCTTCAAAGTTGATCCCACATCTATTTCTGTTAAACTAGTTGACAGAGGTGGTTTTGACGGATATGTAAGCCAAGTTTCAACATACAACTACTCTCTCAATCCTAGCGCCGTTTACAACATGTATATGGCTGGACCTGCTGGATCAAGTCTTGATCCTTGGGCCTATTTTGTTGGACTCTTCGCAAAACGATAATGCTAATACTATTATTTAATAAGTCATACTGAATAAAAGTTAATGAAGTTATATCTTTCTTAACTTTTAGTCACGACAGAAGCAGAATTAAAACGTAACGGATTCTAGATGGCATCATACCCGCAAGCAAATACGGGATTCATGGCTACTGTTTCAGGAAAATCAACCTTTGGAGAGATTATTCTCGGAACAGTTGTTATTCTTCTAACTGTTATGCTGTTTTTTACGGCAGAAGGTCTTTACACAGCCTCAAAGGTAATGTCTACCCGATTCCAGCATTTAATGAGTTATACGGCAAACTCTGATGATAAAGCGCTCGTTATCCGTCAAGATGCTTCCAAGTATTCCGATGCAAAACAGATATTATTTTCCCAGAATGAGCCGTCTGGAACCGAGTTCGCATACTCCTTCTATCTTTATGTGAACTCAGCAACATTTGCCACAGGTGATGATGTACTTCATCATGTGTGGCATAAGGGATATGGGTGTGTATGGCCTCTTATGGGTCCCGGTGTTTTCATCAAGGGTTCATCCAATACTATGCGTATCGTCATGAATACATATGAGAACCCCTATGCTTTTGTAGATGTTGCAAATATTCCTATCCGAAAGTGGTTTCATGTAGTTCTTAACTGCCGCCGCGGTGGCCTTGAAGTTCATATCAACGGAAACTTGGCAAACAAGTTGCGATTTGAGAATACCCTTCCTTACATGAACTTCCAAGATATCATTCTCTTCTCCAGCGCAAACTTTACTTTGGGTTCGCAAACACCTTCATTGCGAGGAAATAAGCTTGAGGTGCGTGGTGCCTTCAAGGGTCTCATGAGCGAGCTGATCTATACCCGGTATGCATTGTCCTTCACAGAGATTCAAACTCTGTTTAATGCAGGACCCTCTAAGAAAATAAGTACACAAGCACAGGAACTTCCACCATATATGGCTGACACATGGTGGACATCAAACTATAATGCGTAAACTGCAACGACTACGGAAATAATCAAATATCATTCTTGCGGAGGTATCACCGCCTAAGAATGATGTTCTAACAAGAAGAGAGAATGACGGGCGGAGGACTTATCAGTTTAGTTTCCTATGGAGCACAGAATATACTCCTTTCTGGAAACCCTCAGATGACGTATTTTTACAAGACATTTCGTCGGTATAGTCATTTTTCCCTAGAGAATATAACAACGGCTCTTGAGGGACCTAATGAGCTATCTTTCGACAGTCCAATCAAACTACGGACGAAGATACAACGTAACGGCGATCTTCTTTCTGACATGTATTTTACATGCAGAATCCCTGACATTTTCAGCAAGTACGTCCAACCTACGCCCCAACGTGCCGCTCAGTTCCAGTTCCAGTGGGTGAGATATATTGGAGCGGCACTCATTCAAAATGCAGCGTTTTTTGTGGGCGGCCAGAAGATTCAGGAGTTTGACGGAACCTACTTGATGACGAAGGCTCTTGCCGATTACGATATGGACACTTTTGAGAAATGGCGTATCCTTATTGGCGACACAAATGAAAACACTGACCCATCCAAGGGAATCTACGCAGGTGGTACTAATGCAACAGGATATCCGAGCGTGTTTCGCGATCCTACGACACAAATAAGCGGACAGTCAAACCGTCCCTCCATCTTTGGCCAGGATATTCATGTGCCTCTTACATTCTGGTTCACAGAGGCAACATCACAAGCACTTCCTCTTGTTGGTCTACAATATCACGAATGCGAAGTTCAGATCACATTAAACCCTATACGACAGCTGTATACCTATCTTGACCTTTCAGGCTTCCGTGTTGCACCCGATTATCGTATGAATGCATCTAGCACAGACATTCGTATGAATATTCCTAGTTATGGTCAAGTCACCGACTTGAGTGGACAGATTCGCAACTTTCTTACCGATTGGGGTGTAACACCACCAACCATGAATACTTGGT